CCGCGCGCTGGAGTGCAACCGCCAGACGATGGCGGACGCAGTCCCAAAAGACTAGCCGTCGACCCGGAGTACCGGGCCCGGCTCGAGGTCGCCGACGACTACCAGCTCCCGCTCTCGGAGTTCAACGGCTGGGAGGTCGACGACCAGGCCGCCGCCGTCGGCAAGCGGCTGTTCGAGCACGAGAAGTGCGGGGAGTGCGGCGTGCACCCCACGGTCTGGAACCCGGCCCTCGGCGGCCACCCCAACGCCATGGTCGCGGTCTGGAAGCACTGCCGGGTCTGCGAGCTAATCGCGCAGGCTCGCGAGGCCGGACCTCCGGCCGGCGACGGCACACAGCACGGCTGGCACCTGACCTTGCAGCACAAGCACGTGTGACCTGAGAGGTGGTGGTGGCCATGAGCGGCGAAGACCTCAACGTCAAGATCGACGCCACCACCAAGGACTTCGAGGCCAGCCTGGCCCGCGCGCAGCGCGCCACCCTGAACTACGACTCCTCGCTCGCCCGGCTGTCCGCGGACATCCGGTCCCTGGAGAAGGAGATCGACGACCAGGTCAACGGCGCGCTCGAGCGCCAGCACGCCGCGATGACGAAGACCGGCCAGGCCGCCACCGCTTTCGGTGCCGCGGTGCTGGCCGGTTTCGCGCTTGCCACCAACGAGGCCGTGAAGTGGGAGTCGGCCTGGACCGGCGTCACGAAGACAGTCAGCGGCTCCACCGAGCAGATGGGTGAGCTCGAGGGCCAGCTTCGCCAACTCGCGAAGACGCTCCCGGCCTCGCACGAGGAGATCGCCGCGGTGGCCGAGAGCGCCGGTCAGCTCGGCGTCCAGCGTGAGAACGTCGCGGCCTTCACCAAGACGATGATCGACCTCGGCCAGACCACCAACATGACGGCCGACGAGGCCGCCACCGCGATCGCACAGTTCATGAACGTCATGGGCGCCGTACCCTCCGACGTCGAGCGGGTCGGGTCCTCCCTGGCCTACCTCGGAAACAAGGGAGCCTCCACCGAGGCGGACATCATGGAGCTGGCCAAACGGCTCTCGGGCGCCGGCAAGCTGATCGGCGCCTCCGAGCCCGACGTGCTGGCTCTCGCGGCCTCGATGGCCAACCTCGGCATCCAGGCCGACCTCGGCGGCGGCGCGGCCTCCCGGGTGCTGCTGCGGCTCTACCAGACCGTGAAGGGCGGCGGCGCAGCCCTCGACCAGCTCGCCCACGTCGCCGGCACCACCGGCGAGAAGTTCGCCGAGGTGTTCGGCAAGGACCCGGTCCACGCCTTCGACATGGTGCTCCAGGGCCTGGGCCGGGTGAAGGCCTCCGGCGGCGACGTGATCGGTGTGCTCGGGCAGCTCGGCATCCACGGCACCCAGAACCTCCAGGTGATGCTCCGGCTCGCCGGCGCCGGCGACCAGGTGTCCACCAGCCTCGAGCAGTCCCGGCACGCCTGGGAGGCCAACAACGCTCTCGTCAACGAGGCGAACCAGCGCTACCAGACCACCGCCTCGAAGATCGCGGTCGCACGCAACAACCTGCGTGACGCCGCGATCACCGTCGGCGGCTCGGTCCTGCCGGCGCTGTCGTCGCTCGCGGGCGTCGTCGCGGACCTGGCGTCGACGTGGGAGGACCTGCCCGGCCCCCTGCGCACCACGATGACGATCCTCGGACTGGCCGCTGGTGCGGTTTCCCTGTTCGGCGGGGCCGCGCTGATGGCCATCCCCAAGATCGTCGCGTTCAAAGCTGCGATCACCGAGCTCCAGGCCGGTCCCCTGAAGACGGCGGGCACCAAGCTGATGGGGCTGGGCAGCATCCTCGCCGGTCCTTGGGGACTGGCCATCGCCGGCGGCATCGCCGCCCTGACGATCTTCGCCGTCAAGCACGGCGAGGCCGCCCGCCAGGTCGACGACCTCAAGGCAACGCTCGACGCCCAGACCGGAGCCATCACCGAGAACTCCCGTCAGTGGGCGATCAAGAAGCTCAACGACGAAGGCGCTCTCAGCTCCGCGAAGACCCTCGGGCTCAACCTGGCCACGGTCACCGACGCAGCGCTCGGCAACAAGGACGCGCTCGCATCGGTGAACGGCGCGCTGCAGGACTTGATCATCCTCAGCGCCTCGACCGGTTCGGGTGTGAACAACTACACGGGCGCCCAGATCGACGCCAGCAACAAGGCGCGCGTGCTCTCGGCTGCGCTGAACGACACCAACGGCACGCTGGCCAAGTCGCGCACGGAGTGGGAGCTCCAGCACGAGGCCATGGGAGCCACCGGGACAGCCGCCAAGAGCGTGACCGGTGCGCAGAAGGGCACCACCCAGGCGTGGAAGGACGGGGCCGCGGCCGCCAGCGACCTCACCCAGGAGACCAAGACCCTCGGCCAGGAGCTGCAGGACCTCTCCGCGGACTACCTCAACCAGCGCGACGCCGGCCGCCAGGTTCGCCAGTCGCTCCGGGACATCCGCGACGCGCTGCACCAGTACCGCAAGGACCACGGCAGCCTGCAGGGCGCGTTCAAGGCCGGCACCAAGTCGGGCGACGAGTTCAGCGCGATGCTCGACGGCCTGGCGAAGCACTACCAGAACCAGATCGACACCACCGAGAAGCTCACCGGCTCCGAGGACAAGGTCCAGGCCGCCTACAACCGCAGCCGCAAGAAGCTGATCGAGGTGGCGCAAGAGCTGGGGATGACCAAGAAGGCGGCGCAGGACTACGCCGACCACATCCTCGACATGCCCGCCGTAGTGCAGACCCACTTCGAGACCCCGGGATTGCCGACGGCCGTCGACGCGCTCGACGCTTATGCCGCCCTGCTGGGCCGGGTGCCGCGGTACATCCGGACCCAGATCGTGACCCAGGGCGAGGACAAGTTCACCCACCTGACCGGCGCCCAGGCGTTAGGTGGCGACCAGTTCCCCGGCGGCCGCTACCTGGTCGGCGAGCACGGCCCGGAGATCGTCGAGCCCAAGGCCCCGATGACCGTGACCCCTCACGGCCAGAGCCGCAACCGGCTCAACGAGATGTTCACCGGCCGCTCCTACGGCAGCAGCGACCTCAGCGGCGCGGCCGCGTCTCTCCAGCGCGCCGCCGACAAGATGGCCGGCGGCTCGAGCGGCCTCCCGCGTCGCGTCCAGCTGGTGGTCGAGGGCCAGGCCTTCACCGCGTTGGTGCGCGACATCGCCGCTGGTGAGGTCACCGCCAATGACGACTACGGCCGCGTGACCGGACGGAGACCCAGGTGACGCAGCACGCCACGATCAGCGGGGGCCACGAGGCCTGGGTCGGCTCGGTCAAGCCGACGACGCCTCACAACGAGGCCGTGAAGCTCAAGGTCGCGCACCTGGCCAACTACGCGTTCGTACGCCGCAGCAGCCCGGTGCCGTTCGGCGACGCGTGCACGGACGGAGCCCTGCGCTTCTGGGTCGCTGAGGACGCTGCGGGCACGTTCGACCTCGTTGCACGCCGCACGGCCAGCGCCCCGGACTGGGGAGACCTGAAGTGGGACAACATGCCCGGCGTGACGGGCGCCAGCATGCCGGGCGTGACGCTGGTCAACCCCCGCAAGGGCGACCTCGTCGAGTTCGACGTCCAGGCCCACCTGAACACGATCGCCAACGGCTACGGTCAGGTGAAGAACTACGGCTGGCGAATCGAGTCGAGCAACGCGACGCCGCTCTGGCTGCAGGGTCAGGGCGCCTCCAAGCCGCCGCAGCTCTACGCCGAGTGGACCCGCAAGCCGGCCAAGCCGACCGACCTGTCGCCGTCCGGCACCACCTCACTGGCCAAGCCGATCGTGACCGCGCACGCCGACGACACCACCGCCGAGGAGGACGTCGCTCAGGTCCGCTGGCAGATCGACACCCCGGCCACCGGTGTCTCCCCCGACGGCACCAGCCCCGACTGGGACTCCGGGCTGCAGACCGCCGTGGCTCTCGAGCTCGATCTGAGCACGACCACCTCGCCGACGTTCGCCGGCCTGGTCCTCGGCGCAGCCACCTACCACCGCTGCCTGTGGGTCAACGCCTCGGGCGCGCCGTCTGCGTGGTCCGACTGGTACCCGATCACACGCAAGGCGAAGGTGACCCACACGGTGGCCAACCCCGCCGCCGGCGTGGTGCACGACCTGACCCCGATCCTGATGGCCACCGCCTCCGCCGCGATCGACACGTGGCGGATCCGGGTCGTCGACCCCGCGGACCCCTCGAACGTGCTCGCGAGCTCGAGGGTCAAGCGCGCGTCCGGCACGACGTTCTCGTGGGAGGTCCCGAAGAATGTCCTGGTCGACGGGGAGGCCTACCAGGCGCAGTTCGACACCTGGGACGACGAGTCCCGCGTGGCGTCCTCCGGCGACCCGCGGCACACCCGCACGGTCGTGAGCTTCACCGTCGACGACGTCCCCGGGGTGCCGACCCCGACTCTGGTCTCGGTCGCGGACTACCCGGCCGTGGACCTCGCGGTGACCGTCAGCGACCCGCCGGACACCTTCACCTTCCGCCGCGACGGCGACGTCACCGACGTGAAGGTCGACGCCGCGGACATCTACGACGCGACCAGCGGGCACTACGTGTTCCGGCAGGCCGCCGCCGTACCGCTGTCGGCGCACGAGTTCCAGGTCCGAGCGGTGTTCGATGGGCAGCAGTCCGTCTGGTCCAACACGATCACCGCGACCGTGGAGCCCGAGGGTCTGTGGCTGGTGTCGATCAAGCACGGCCTCTCGGTGCCGCTGTCCGGCGACGGCATCGACGACTGGACCGTCGAGGACCAGGTCGGCGTCTACGACGTGCAGGGGCGCGGCCAGAAGGTCCTGATCCGCAACTCGCTGGGCGCGCTCGGTGGGTCGTTCACCGGGCTCCTGATGGCCACCGACAGCCGCTCGGTCAAGAGTCTCCGCGCCGACCTGCGCACGATGCGCAAGCTCAACGAACCGGTCCGTCTGATCGCCGCGGACTACTCCGAGGACGTCCGGATCTGGAACGTCACCGACGCACCGCACCCGCTGTCCTTCAAGGGTGCCCTGAAGCGCCGTGTGACCTTCCGGTTCATCGAGTCGGACAGCTGATGTACCCGCTGGGGTTCACCGCGGCGCAGCGCTTCGACTACGAGCAGACGCTGCGGTCCTCGCACCAGGCCGAAGTCGACGTCGACGTGCTCGACCTGGACGGTCACGTGCTCTCGAGCGTGTCGGCGAACGTCCTCGACGGTCAGGTGCTCGGCGACCGCCATGGTTTCGGCCAGCCCAACGGCCCACAGCGCCGGTTGACGCTGTCCCTGCTCGACCCGTCGTTCGACCTGAAGTTCGACACGCCCTCTCTGCGCAACGGCAGCCTGTACTACGACCGGCTCGTGCGAGTGCACTACAACGTCCGTGTGCCGGCGCTCGGCGAGTGGGTGTCGTGCCCCGTGTTCACGGGGGCACCCTGGAAGTTGCAGCGCGCCGAGGCCGAGGTCTACATCGAGGCCGACGACGCCTCGGTGCTCGGCATGGGTGAGATCTGGACCCCGCTGCACATCAAGAAGGGCACCCCGAAGGTCGCCGCGGCGAAGACCATCCTCGGGCACGCGGGCTTCACCCGGTTCCGGTTCCCCGACCGCAGGGCCAAGCTGGCGCACTCGATCAGCATCGGCCGCCGAGGCCACGCCTGGGCCCAGGCCTCCCGGCTGCTCGCGTCGATGGACCTGCAGCTCTACGTCGACGGCCGTGGGGTGCCGACCGCCCGGCACCTGCCCGAGCACGCCCTGTGGACCTTCAACCCGGGCCAGAACGGCGAGATTGTCGACGCGGTCAACCGCTCGAGCGACCGCAACGACTTCTACAACGTGGTGACCGTGATCGGTCGCAAGCCCCACGGCGCGAAGAAGCGCGTGAGCTACACCGCCTACCCGAAGCGGTCGCACCCGGACAGCCCCTGGTCGCTGGTGCGGGACAACGGCGAGGACCCTTACTTCAAGGAGCTCGTGGTCCGCAACGACCACTACCGCACCAACGCGGAGTGCGAACGGGTCGCACGGCGCAAGCTCGCCGAGGTGATCCGCACCAAGGAGGAGCTCACCGCGAGCATCCTGCCGTGGCCGCACCTCGAGCAGGGCGACATGGCTACCTTCCGCACGCTGGCCGGCGGCGTGGTCACCGACCGGGTCGACACGTTCACGCTGCCGCTGGCGGCTGGCCAGAGCCAGCCCATGACGATCGGGTGGTTCGACCGGCCGGCCGTGCACCGGAGGGTCCGGCGATGAGCCGCGAGACGGTGACCGGCCGGATCCTGGTCGTCTGGGAGGAGCCCGCCAGAACGACCCTGACCGCCGACGCCGCGATCGGCGCCACCCAGATCCAGGTCGACGACGTCTCCCCGTTCAACGCCGCCGGCACCGACGACACCGACGCCCCGGGCGGTTGGGTCCAGGTGCAGGGCCAGCTGCTGCGCTACGTCGACACGATCGACGACGAGGAGTCCGGCGCCCAGACCATCGTGCTGGCGGCGCCGCTCACGACCGCGCTGAACGCCGACGACGAGGACACCGCCGTCGTCGCCTGGAACAACCTCTACGGCGAGCCGGACACGCTCCAGAACGCCGAGGTGCTCCCTGCTGGCGCTCGGTTCCAGGGCGACCCGATCGAGGCCGTCGTCGGGGAGCAGGTTCACGGCCTCGCTAACGGTGACCGCGGCGGCCCGGGCGAGCCCTGCACGCTCGAGCGCGACGGCGCGGAGTGGACCGTCACTGCGGTCGGGCGCCCGTCAACCGCGAAGCCTCTCCGGTTCGAGGCCGACGACTACCACGTCATCACCGCCAGCGAGGTGACGGCAGGGACGGCGACGGTCTCGCTGTCGCATCGACCGGTCGCAGAGTCGCTGGTCGCGGTCCTCGGCATCCCGCAGCGACCGTCGAACTACACCGTCGACTACGACACACAGATGATTACGTGGCCGCTGACCGGGTTCGAGCCCGAGGGGTCTGAGATCTGGGTGCACTACGCCTACTACCTCGGCCCGGCGCCGCCGCCGGTTGCGCCTCCGACCGCGGTCTGGTACTTCGACTTCACCGGGATGACAGCCGGCGAAATCTCGGTACCCGACCTGTCCGGCCACGGCTACACCGGTGCCGTGTCCAATCCGTCGGTGATGTCGCTGGCCAACGACGCCATGTTCTTCAACGGCACCGACTACCAGAACGTCACTCCGGGTGTGGGCTCCAGCCCTCACCTCGACCCCACGGGCGAGTTCACCCTCGCCTTCGACGCCAACCTCAACACCACCGGCGGGGAGCAGGTCGTCATCGACGCCCCCTGGGCGTTCTTCTACCAGTGGGCCTTCAAGTTCGGCGCCGACCCCAGCGGACACGCCTACTTCGTGTTCCCGCACGCCGACTACACCCTCACCGGGCCGGTCATCACCGGCGGCCGGCACACGGTGGTCGCCAACTGGTCCCACGCCACCGGAGTCATCAACCTCTACGTCGACGGCGTCCTCGTCGCCACCGACTCGGCGCCCGCCACGCCTATCAACACCCCGAACGGTCCGATGCAGGTCGGCAACCCCGACAGCCGCTACGTCTCCGGGAAGGTCTACCGGGCCGGCTACTGGGACGTGGCCACCGGACCCTCGAGCTTCGTCACCCCGGAGGCATGACCATGACCGACCGCCTCCCCGTCGCCTACCTCGACCCCGCCGGCGCCCCCGACGGCTACCTGCCCCAGGTCGCCGGCGACAAGGTCGTCCTCGGCCCCCCACCCAGCGGCACCGGTGGCGGTGGCGGCGTCGGGGACGCCTACCCGATCGGCTACCGGTGGGTCGACGAGCCCTACGCCGCGATGGGCATGTCGATGACCGACAACGGGTTCTGGAAGTGCTCGACCTCGGTCTCGCTGATCGCCGCCGCCGCCTTCCCTGTGGGCGGGTTCGCCTACACCGGCGACATCATGGAGTGGAACCTCGCCATCGGGCCTGGCACCTACAACCTCATCGTCTGGGGCGACTCCGACTCCAGCCGCGGGAATGTGACCTGGGGCATCGACGACGGCGACGGGATCTTCGCGACCCTCGGGACCACCAACTTCGCCGGCGGCAGCTACACCGCCCCGGTCGTCCTCAACGTCGTCGGCGTCGCCATCGGTGGCTTCACCGCCGGCGGCCGCAAGCTCCGCGCCACACCGGCGGCCGGCAAGACCATGGGCATCGGCCGCGTCGCCCTGGTGCGCACCGCGTGACCCGCGCCATCCCTCCGCACCCACCAAGGGGACGCCCATGACCGAGCAGCCTGCACCGGCGCCGGCCCCACGCCGCGAACAAGCCCGCCTCTGGCTCATCGACCACCTCCCCGCCGGCCTCCTCTGGCACCCGGCCGAATGGTTCCTGGCGCTGCTGTGCGCGCTGTCCGGGGTCCTGTCCCTGTTCACCCCCGTCGAGACCCGCAGCCTCGAGGCACTCCTCCCGCACCCGTTCCTGCGCGTGTGGGGCGTCCTCCTGGTCGTCGGCGCCATCGCCCTCGCCTCCGGCCTCGCCTCCATCCGGCACCTCGAGCAGGACCGGTACGTCGTCACCAGGGTCCCCGCCTACCGGCTCGGCCTCCGGCTCCTCGGGCTCTCCACCACCGTCTACATCGGCGCGATCATTCTCTACGCCGGCTGGGCCGGCCTCGCCGCCTCCATCATCCCGGCCGCGTTCGTGGCGATGTGCGGGGTGCGGCTGCTGACCCTCGGCGGCCGCCAGTGAGCGAGCAGAGCGCCTGGTCGGCGCTCGCCGCACTCGCCCTCGGCGGCGGCGGTGGAAGTGCCCTGATCGCCTACGTCAAGGACCGCCGCAAGAACCACGCCGACGGTCAGGTCGCCGCCTCCACCGTCGAGCTGCAGATCGACGCGAAGCGGATGGCCAACCTCGAGCAGCGCTTCGTCCTGGCCGAGAAAGCGTGGGATGCCGAGAGGGACTCGCTGCTCGGGCGCAACAGCCGCCTCGAGGCCGAGCTGCGCGACGAGCGTCTCGAGTCCGAGCGCAAGGAAGCCAAGATGCTCGCCCTCGAGGAGCGCCTCGGTGTCCTCCAGGCCGAGCTGCAGGCGATGGCCCGCGAGCTCGCCGACCTCCGCGCCCACCCGTGACCACCGAGCCTCCACTCTGCGCACGCTGCGAGGCGCTCGAGGCCCAGGTCACCCGCCTCAAGACCGAGCTCGAGCAGGCCGACCGCCGTACCGCCCGGTGGCGGTGGGTCGCCGAGACCATTCACACCGCCCAGCAGACCCCGACCGAGGAGCCCCGACCATGACGTTCACATCCCCGTCACCGCCGATGATCCCGGCGCGCTACCACGGAGGCACGCAGACCCCGAGGGCGATCGTCATCCACGGCACCGTCTCCCACGACGACCCCGGCACCGCCCGCAGCATCGCCGGGTGGTGGCACGGGCGAACCTCCCCGAAGACCTCGGCGCACTACGTCGTCGACCCGGGTGAAGTCATCCAGTGCGTCGGCGACCACGCGATCGCCTACCACTGCGGCCACAACCAGGACTCCATCGGCGTCGAGCTCTGCGACGAGCAGGTCGGCCCCGCCTCGAGGTGGGACGACGCCGACTCCGAAGCCATCCTCGCCCGTGCCGCGCGCCTGGTCGCCGACCTGTGCCTGGCCTACGGGATCGACCCGGTCCGGCCGACGGTAGCCGCCCTGAAGGCGCACGGCCCGCACGGCATCGCCGGGCACGTCGACTACTCCCAGGCGTTCCACCAGTCCACCCACACCGACCCCGGCCCGGACTTCCCCTGGACTGACTTCCTGAGCGCGGTGCGGATGAATATCGCCGGCAGTAAGGCCGCGGTCGCCAAGTCCGCTGCGCCGAAGCCCGCAGTGTCGCACCCCAACGCCGACGACGCCCTCGCCGCCGCCGACCGCGGCATCAGGGCCAGCAGCGGCGCCCGCGCCGCCACCTGGCGGAAGCTTCGCGCCCTGGCCGTCCAGCTCGGCGGCAAGACCACCACCCGCTAATCCACCTGACCTCCGAAGGAGAACCGACCCATGGCACACACCCCGAAGCACCTCCCGGCACACGTGATCTCGCCGACCCAGGTCCGCCGGCCATGGCGCGCGACGCTCCGCACCGTCTTCGCCGGCCTGGTGGCGCTGGCCACTCTCGCCCCGGAGATCTTCGCCGGCGCGACCCTGCACGACCCCAGCACCGCCACCGGTCTCGCAGCCCAGGCCCTCGCGGTCGCCGGCGCCGTCACCCGCGTGCTCGCCATCCCCGGCGTGGAGGCCTTCCTCCGGGAGTTCGCCCCGTTCCTCGCCGCCGACCCCACCGCCGTCGAGTAGCAGCCGCACACCCCCGTCTCGGGACCCCGTCTACCCAAGGAGAAAGCAATGGGCGTCAACCACGCACTCGTGTCGGTCGGCACGTCCGCGGTCGACCTGACCAGCGGAGTCACCGACACCGACCAGAACACCCAGATCCGCTCGGTGGTGCTCACCAACACCGGCACCTCCAGCGTCTTCATCGGCGGCCCGACCGTCACGACGATCAGCTACGGCTACGAGCTGAAGGCCGGCTACGAGCTCGCGCTCGACCTGACGCTGGGCGACGCGCCGTACGGGATCGCCGCGGCCGGCGGCGGTCAGCTCCGCGTCCTGCACCTGGGGGTCTGAGCCATGGCCAAGATCCGTCCGAACACTCCTCCGGCTGCACTAGCGGCCACATTTGCCACGGTCGGCGTCCTTGATGACGCAGGTCTGCACCGACGCATGACGGTGGTTGACCCCGACCGGATGATTGCCGATCGGGCGCCGACCTACCTGACTCTCCCGACCTACGACGGCACCGGTCAGAGCACCCACCCCGACGTGTTCTACGCCCCGAGCGGGTGGGGACGAGACGCCAACGGCAAGGCGTGGCACTACTGGATGGCTCACACCCCGTATGCGGGCAGTGACAACACCCTGGAGAACCCGTCCATCCTCGTCAGCGACGACGGAAGCACGTGGGTCACTCCCCCTGGGGTGACCAACCCTGTCGCGCCCAAGCCAAGCGGTGGCTACAACTCCGACCCCGACCTGGAGCTCGGGCCGGACGGGAAGTTGTACATGTTCTATCGACCAATCATCGGCACCACGGAGACCGTCTGCTACCGGACCACCGCAGATGGCATTAACTGGTCCGCTGAAACGGTCGCCATCAGCATCGTGGACGCGGCCAACAAGGGCCTCCTGTCCCCGACCATCGTCTACGACGCTGGCGCGAAGCTCTGGCGCATGTGGACCATCAACGGCATCGCCGGGACGCCCTACGTGATGGAGATGCGAACTGCCGCCAGCCTGACCGGCCCCTGGTCGGCACCGACCACCTGCACGCTCACCGTCCCCGCCGGACCGAGTGGCGCTGCACAGGATCCCTGGCACCTCGATGTGATCGCCTATGGCGGGCAGTACCACATGGCCGTCAACTCCACGGGGGCCGGACAGTCCGGGACGGGCGGCTGGAACTGGCTGGCGGTCTCCTCGGATGGGATCACCTGGACGGTAGGCAAGCGGCCTCTCACGCGGCGCGGCAACGGTGGCGGTTTCAACCGCTGGGACAATTCGCCGTACCGGGCATGCTTCGTTCCGGTGGACTCCGGAACTGGGGCCACCCACCGCCTGTTCTACTCGGCCTCCGGCGCCTCGGGGTGGCGCATCGGCATGACCGAACTCCGGGTGAAGCCCCAGGTGTTCAGCCGCACCTCGGCCTTCCTCCCTGAGGACTATGCGATGGTGGGGTGGACGTGCGACCCGGCCTACGCGGTGGGCGCGTCGAACACGCTGGCATCGGGTACGCCGACCTTCTGCCTGATCCGAGCCGCCGTGGACTGCTACGTCGACTCCGTCTTCATGACGATCAGTACGGCCGGGGCGGGACTCACGGCAGGCCAGAACTTCCTGGCTCTGTACGACCTGACCGGCGCACAGTTGGCCGTCTCGGCGGACCTCTCCACGAACCTCGCCTCCACGGGCAACAAGCAGTTTCAGTTCACCGCGCCGACCCGACTCATCAAGGCCGGAGAAACCCTGCTCCTGGTGATCTTGTCCAACGGGACGACGCCGCCGAAGTTCTACGCCCTGGCAAACCCGCCCGTCAACATCAACAGGCTGGCGACGGGTAGCAGTGAGGACAACAACGGCCCGTGGCGGTCAGGCACGCTCGGCAGCGGGCTGACGGCCCTCCCGTCGTCCATCACGCTCAGCACCGCCGCGCAGAACGCGTGGATGCCTTTCGTTGGGCTCAGTCCCGCCGTGAACCTCTAGGCCCTATTGCGAATAGTTCGCAATAAGCCTGGTGCTGCTACTGGATGATCCATCCCCAAGCGACTCATCCCTCGCCGTTGTCACCAGAGCGACAACGGCGAGGGCCATGAACGTCCCAGGCGGAAGGTATCCACGAAGCGGGGACTCCACCGCGGCGTGGGCCGCCAGCGCCAGCAGAGTCGCGGCCGCCACCCCCGTTCCCTCTCGGGCGCACCAGATCGCGGCCCGTCCCCACACCCACGCGAGCGCGATGAACACCACGAGGCCAACCAGGCCGACCGTCGCCATCGTCTGCAGAACCTGATCGTGCGCCTGCCCGGTGACCGCGCCGAACTGTCCGTGAGTGGCACGGAACTGGACATCGAAAGCATCAGGCCCAGCTCCGAACCAGGGATGCGCCCGGAAAACGCCCCACGCCAACGACCACACCTCGTTTCGCCCGTTCAACACAGAGACATCCGGAGTGAGCCGGAAGTCGGGCCGCCCGAACACGCTCAACCAGGTCGCCGCCGCGGTCGCAGCCACCGCAGCGAGATAGCCGCCAATCATGAGGACCCGGGCTCGGCCCGGCCTGGCGGCGAACCAGACCAGCAACACCACGGCCACGCACAGCCAGCCGGCGCGCGACTGCGCCAGTACGGAGCACGCGACCGCCGCCGTGATCCCCAGGATTGAGCGTCGCCGCGTACCCGGGGCGACCTCGAAGGCCAGCGCCATCGCCGCCAGGGGCCCCAGGACGTTGGGATGATCGGTTGCCCCGGCGAGCTGCGGTAGCCCGAACAGGACGCGGCCGTTGTCGGCGAACTCGACAGCCGAGTAGTCCGTCACGGCCAGGACGAGGCTACCGAACGTGGTGATGCGCACTGCGTACCGAAGGTGCTGGACCAGGCGCTGCGGTGACATCCCCGCCCCGCGGCCGACTACTAGCGCGAGCCCGGGCAGCAGCAGCCATCTGAGATTGAACCCGCCCGCGTAGATTCCGGCCGCTACCAGGACCAAGCCGTAGACGATGAGCACCAAGGCCGATCCGGGCAACGGCTGCCGCACCCGGACGCTGGTCAGGATGGTCACCACAATCAGGGAGAAGGCGATCACCGTCCCGAGCTCGGACACCTTCGCCACCAAGGGTGATGCTCCAGTCGGGTCGACCAGTCGCATGGCGGGTGCCGTGCCAGCGGTCAGGTAGAGCGCCGTCAACGCGAGCCCATGCCCCTTCGTGCTGGCGCTTCGGACGAGCGCCGGGACCAGCAGCGCCGCCCAGACGGTGACTACGGCCAACACGACCAGCTCGAGCCAGTGACTCTCTAGCATCCCCACGCGCCGCACCCTACGTCAGTCGGTGCTCTTCGGGTGCCCCACTTCGCCCGGACACGGTGAAGACCTGCCCGAAGACAGCGACCACCCGGGACGTGCGCGGGTAGTGGCTGCGACGGAAGGCCTCGCAGGCGGTGGCGTGCTCGGCGTGCGCGTCGAGCGACGCCTGGACGTCGGTGCTGGTGGTGATCGAGCGGTCGGTTGCGACGGCCTGCGCGTGCAGCTCGACCAGGCGCTGGGCCTCGGCGTCGTGGGACATGCTCCACAACGTAGCCCCGACGTATGACATTGGGGAAGGTATCCGCACGCTTACATGCTCTAATGTCATACACACAGGGGACGGGAAGACTTCCTGTCGGAGCGGGGAACCACCATGACCACCCAGAGCTTGCGCGTCGCGATCTACCTGCGCATCAGCAAGGACAAGACCGGCGAGGCCGCCGGCGTCGACCGCCAGCGCGAGGACTGTCTCGCCCTGGTCGCCGGCCTCGGGTGGACCGTCTTCGAGGTCTACGTCGACAACGACACCACCGCCTCGGACCGCAAGAAGCCCCGCCGCGGCTACCTGCAGATGCTCAAGGACATCCGCGCCGGCTCGATCGACGCCGTCGTCGCCTGGCACCCCGACCGGCTCTACCGCCGCCTGGCCGACCTCGAGGACCTCATCGAGGCGATCGACCGCAACAACGTCATCATGCGCACGGTCCGCGCCGGCGAGATCGACCTGTCGACCCCGACCGGCCGGATGCTCGCCCGGATCCTCTCCGCGACCGCCCAGGCCGAGGTCGAGGTCAAGGCCGACCGCTGGGCCCGCTCCTGGCAGCAGGGCCGCGAACGCGGTCAGGTCCCCGGCACCGGCACCCGGCTGTTCGGCTACACCCGCGACGGCGAGGTGATCGAGCACGAGAAGGCGATCGCCGTGCAGCTGGCCGAGGACATCATCGCCGGCGTCCCGCTCATGGAGGTGTCGCGCCAGCTCGAAGCCCAAGGCATCCTGTCCACCCGCAACGGGGTGTGGCGACCGGCCGCCATCCGGCAGTACCTGTGCAACCCGCGGATCGCCGGCTACTCCACCCTGCGCGGCGAGATCGTCGCCGAGGGCCAGTGGGAGCCCCTGCTGGACCGCGACACCTGGGAGACCGTCCGTGCCCTGATCCAGTCCCGCGGCCGCAGCAACCGCCCCCGCGTGTCGCTGCTCAACGGGTTGCTCTTCTGCGGGGCACCCGGCTGCGGCTACCGGATGATCACCAGCGGCAGCCGCGCCGTACGCACGTACCGCTGCCCCAACCGTCCCGGGATGCCGGGGTGCGGCCGCGTGTCCGGCAACGCCGAGCCGATCGAGGAGATCGTCGAGGCCTACGCCCGGACCCGGCTCGACGACCCGCGGGTCCGTACGGCGCTGCGCGAGCTGTCGCACGTCGGGGCGCCGGCGGCGCTGGCCGAGATCACCAACCTCGAGGCGCGCATCCTCGAGCTCGACGACCAGCTCGACCAGCCGGGCGTTCCTGTCGAGACGCTGCTGCGAGCCAGGTCGAAGGCCAAGGAGCGGCTGGAGCAGGCGCAGAGGGCGCTCGAGGCGTCCACCCCCGCGGTGTTGCCGCCTGTCGGGAGCGAGTGGCCCACGGACCTGGAGCGGCGTGCTCGCCGGGTCTCCCTGGTCGTCGGCAAGGTGTACCTGGACCCGGCGACCCAGCGCATCAGGGCGTTCGACGAGAACCGCGTGCGGATCGTGCCCGCAGAGGCGCAGCCGAGGGCCTAGCCCGGGGCCTGGCTCACGTGATGCTGAGCGCGCTCTGCTTCTCCGGGCAGAGCGCGCTGGCGTAGCCCATCAGCGCCCCAGCGTGCCGGGCGGCGATCCCCTCGTCCAGCAGTGCCTTGAGCACCCGCAGGGTGGACGTCTTGTCGCCGACGGTCACGGCGTCGCACATCGAACGACCGATGTTGAGTAGGTTCGCGCGGCTGCGCGCGGCAAGCTCCGGCACGTCCCGCTGGACCAACCGCACGTAGGTGCCCTCACGCACCGCGCTGGTGGGCGACTTCTCGATGGTCGAGCCCTTGGCGTCAGAGCTGCCACTGCAGCCGCTCAGGCCGGCGACGAGCACCGCGGCGACCACTACCCCCGTGTACCTCACGCGACCCACGGTAGGACGTCAGCGCCGCGGCCGCCTGCGGATCGTCAGCACTGGTGCTCCTTGTCCCGCAGCCGGCGCTCGAGGTAGTCCAGCTCGTCAGGTCGGAGGGCCGCGATCCGGGCGGCCAGGGTCCCCCGGTCGACCCAGAGCTCTTCGGCGATCTCTCCGGCGTCGCACGACCAGGCCAGGGCCTCCCCCAGCCGCTCGAGCTCGATCAGCTGGCAGGCCGACTCGGCCTCGACCTGCTGCTCCTCGTCGGCGACGTGCATCACCATCACGGGTCCGCGCACCAGGTGCCGGAGCTCGTGCGCGAGCGTGCACCGTCGCTCGGACTGCGTCATGCCGCGTCGCAGCGAGATGGTGCTGGACTCGAAGTGCGTCCAGCCGGCCGGGCCCCCGTCGTGCCAGTTCAGCGTTACGTGAGCCAGAGCCCTGAGAGTGCGCCAGGGGTGGAACATGACGGGGAGCCTAGAGGCCGGCACGGACAGCGGGGCGGGTTACGCGTCTTCTCGCGCGGTCTGTTGGTTGTCGTCGAGCGTCTCGACTTCGTTGCCGGTGCTCTGGCGGGCTGCGATCGGCACCAGGTCGGGGTAGCTCGGATGATGCAGCTCGCGGGCGATGACAGCAGCGACCGTGGCTTGACTGTCGTGCTCACCGTCGAGGAACGAGAGCAGGTGATTCCTGGTGCGTTCATCCACGGACGTCAGCCGCTCGATCTGCTCGCGTAGCGCCAGAGCGCGCGCACTCACCGTTGCGTCCTTGAGCAACCCGTACTGGTTCTTCAGGTGGATCTTGGCTTCACGGGACAACGCGGGATCCGCATCGACCATCGCCGCGAAGTCGAACGCTGGCGTTGGTGGCATGCCGGCCTCTTCTGGCGTGAGGAAGCCCGCAGCCACGAACGCCTCGAGGACGTTGGCGGCGTACACCTGCGCGAAGTGGGCGACCGTCGCCGGGTCCTTGGGGCGGTTGGCGCCCCGGAGCCAGCGGCTGATGGTCGTCTGATCGATGCCCGTCTTCTGCGAGACGGTCACCTGAGTCTCCCCCGCGATCAGTCGTGCCACGAATTCAGACCAGTTCATGCAGTCGAGCCTACAAGAGCGTATGCACGCGTGCATAGAAACCCGCGTGTCGTGTTGCCTACGCTAGGCACTCGTGCATAGGGTGCCGTGCATAGGCCCTAGACCGGAGAAATCCGGTCGGGCAGCAAACAGAACGGGGAGAACGGTGCAGAAGACGATCCAGCGGCAGATCAGGCTCAGGGAGGGCGTCCTCTACGCCCACTGTCAGGAGCTCGGCATCAGTCGAGACGAGTTGGCTCGCCGCATGGAGGTCTCCTCCGCCACCGCCTACCGCGTCCACAGCGGGGACGTCGAGCCGTCCCCCAAGTTCATCGCCGCCTTCATGCACGTCACCGGCAAGAAGTTCGAGGACCTGTTCCAGGTCGTCGAGGTGCAGGCGGCGTGACCCCCCGTGAGTACGGCGAGCACCTCGCCTCGCTCGAGCCGCCGATCACCGACGCCCAGGTCCAGGCCGCGGCTCGGATGATCGCCGCCGAGCAGCACCTCGACCAGGACCGCGGGAGACACGCGGCCTAGAAGCTCCCGGCGGTGACCTGTCTCCCCCGTCACGTTGCCGCCGGGTTCAACCGTCCGTCTCCGACTTCCCCCGGGAGACGGCCCCCGAAGGTCCGGCCATAGGCCTCGGGACAACTGAATAGGCGGTCCGGCCGGGTAGCCCGCTACCAACGGAACCCAGCCCGGCCGGACCGCCCTTCGACACAGAACAGCCCCCGATCCACCAGCCTCCTACAGCTCGGACCGAGGGCACGTCCCGAAGGGATCATCCCATGCTTGAGCGCAGCAACACCAGCATCGTGCTGGCCGGCATCACCCCCGAGCAGTGGCTCGCGCAGGTGGACGCCGGTGTCGGCTCCACCTTCCGCGCCCTGATCGCGCGGCACCGCTTCTACGAGGCCTCGGCGCTGATGCTCGCGCACCTCGAGAAGACCGAGACCGTCCGCACCCGCGTCCACGGCCACGCACCCGCCTTCGACCTGGTCGTCGTCGAGGCGCGGATGGCGTACTACGAGAACTTCCGGGACTGCGCCCTGCGCGCGATGACCCGGAACCACCAGCTTGTCGGGGGCGTCAACGTCACCCGGGCCGGGCATGCCGCTGCGGCCCCGGGATCGAAGGTCACCCCAGCCGAGCACGTTCCTGTCGCGCTCACCTTGGTGCCCTGCGCCCCCGACAACACCACCTGCGACTGGGCGTTCGGCCCCTGGCGCTGTGACTCCACCCCTCACCCGGAGCAGCCGGACGAGCACTACATGATCACGGACGTCGCCCAGCCGCGCCCGGCGCTCAAGGTCGTCGAGCCGCTCGAGGACCTCGACGTCGACGCCCCGATCCCCTTCGCCCTCACGGCCGTTCCGGACCAGCGCGGCGGCGCGTCATGAGCGTCCAGTCGCGCACCCGGGGCAACCTCCGCGAAGCCGACGGGGCCCCCGAGCCGGTCCAGATCGACTGGTCCTATGTCGCGACCGACCCGTACGCCGTGTCGATGACCGTGACCGCCGACTCCCAGCCCGACGTACACGTGACGTGGGTCCTGTCGCGCGACCTGCTGTGGGCGGCGCTGACGACCCCCGGGGTGCTGTTCGGCGCCGGTGACGTGACCTACCGCCGCGTGGTCATGGCGCTGGGTCTCGACCTGGACAACGGGGCTCGCACCTGCACCGTGCTCACCCGGGCCAGCGTCGCCTACTTCTTCCTGCTGCGCACCCAGCAGCTCGTGCCGTTCGGCAAGGAGTTCGTCGACGTCGACTCCGCGATCGCGCGGTGCCTGGAGGCGGCGTCATGAACCAGCCGATGACCGCCACCGTCGAGAGCGTCGAGACGCTCGCCCACGGGCTCTACACCCAGGACAACGCGCAGAAGTGGGACCTCGCGCCCGAGGCCGTCAAGCAGTACTACCGCACCTACGCCCGCCGGCTGGTCCGGCTCGGCGTCGTACGCCTGGAGCACGAGCTGACCGCTGAGGTCGAGCTGGTGCGCACCTCGATCAAGCGCGAGCGCGCCGCGGCTACCCACTGGGCCCGGCAGTACCACGAGCTCGAGCTGAAGCTGCACGCGCTGCAGCACCCCACCACGAGACGGCCCTGGCACCAGCGGGCCCTCGACGCGCTGCTCGGCCCCTCGTGCCCGTACGGCTGCGGCGAGCGGCTCTTCGAGAAGGACCGGGACCGCCACTTCGCCAACGACCACGCAGGAGACCCGACACCGTGACCACCGACCCGATCCCCACCGAGCCCACGGCCGCGATCGAGGGCACCGGTCCCGTGCTGGTGCAGCCCGACACGGGCAGCCGGCTCGAGGACCTGCACGCCCGCTACGCGCAGCTGAAGGCCACCGCGGACGCCGCCAACGAGCAGCTCAAGGCGGTCACCGACGCGATCAAGCGCGAGCTGACCGACGCAGCCCCCGGTCAGCCGAAGATCGAGCTCAACGGCCCGGCCGGTCCGGCGCTGCGGCTCACGTACTCCGAGACCTGGCGCTTCGACTCCCGGTCGTTCAAGGCCGTCGACCCCGAGACCTACGTCCGCTTCGCGAAGAAGAGCGGCAGCTGGACCCTCAAGGCCGCGACGGCGGGTGCGTCGGAGTGAGCCGCACCGAGCTGCTGGCCCGGGTCGAGCGCTGTCCTCTGTGCGAGGTAAAGGCGCTCGAGAACCCGACCACCGTGGCCGAGTCCATCACGGGCATGCGCGAGCACATCCGGTTGATCCACGGCGACGCCATGGTCGCGATGTTCAACCGACTGACCGAGAAGCAGTTCCCGGGGGCCGGCCTGTGACGACCCAGTCCCCCGCCGACTTCATGGCCGCTGCCCCGGCACCCGTCGGCGGCAGCACCCCGTGGGCGTCGCGCTACGCCAGCGACCTGCGTCGGGTGTTCCTCGAGCACGCTGCCCGGGCACCGCGCACCCTGCAGCAGCACCTCGGCCCGTCCGAGCTCGGTGTGGCCTGCGACCGGCAGGTGGCCGGCAAGATGGCGGCCCTGCCGGCGACCAACCACGTGGTGGACCCGTGGCCCTCGATCGTCGGCACCGCCTGCCACGCCTGGGCGGCTGACGCGTTCGAGGCCGACAACAAGCGCCGCGGCGTGCTGCGCTGGGTGGCCGAGCAGAAGGTCACCCCGCACCCGGACCACCCGGGCACCGCGGACCTGTACGACGCCGCCGAGCGCGCGGTCGTCGACCACAAGTTCCTCGGCGAGTCCTCGATGGCCAAGGTGCGCAAGGACCCGCCGCGCAAGTACGTGGTGCAGCTGCTGCTCTACGGCCTGGGCTACCAGCGCATGGGCCTGCCGGTGCGTCGGGTGGTGCTCGCGGCCTACCCGCGCACCGCGGCGAGCCTGGACGGGCTCTACGTCTGGGAGCGCAGGTTCGCCGACGAGGACGGCCGGCTGCTCCCGGAGAACGCCGAGCTGCTCGAGCGCGTGTTCGCCGAGACCGTCGTACGGCGCAACTACGCCGAGGAGATCCTCGCGCAGCGCATGCGCCTCAACGACGTGCCGGCGACCACCGACGCCGACGAGTGCTACTTCTGCCCGTTCTACCGGCCCCAGGCCGCGCGCGACGGCGGCCCCGGCTGCTCCGGGTCGGTGAGCAGCTGATGGCCCTGCTCGCGATTGCCGATCCGCCGTATCCACCGATGATCGGCGAGCGCCGGGACACATCCGGGGGGCCGCTGCGCGTCACCTACAGGTCTCGTGCCGTGCGCTGGTACGGGGAGCCTCCAGGCACCGTGCGGCAGAGCCCGGGTGGTGCGCGGCCGGCGGACTTCCACCCCGCGGCCGCTGACTGGGACGACCTCAGCGCGCATCGCAGCCTGCTCGAGTCGCTCTGCGAGGAGTACGACGGCTGGGCCATCGCGACAACGCCTGACGGGCTCGGTGCCTATCACCCGCTGCCTGTAGCGGCTCGGGTCATGGCGTGGCTGCGCACCAGGTCGATCCCGGGCGGTCACCGGATCCAGTCCAACTGGGAAGCCGTGATCGTGCTGCCGCCGGAGGGCCGCCGCTCGCGCGCAAGCGGCCGGCGGATGAACGACACCCTGCTCACCCCTGTTCCGTCTATCGGATTCGCCGGCGCGAAGCCACCTGAGTGGACTCATTGGGTTCTCAACGCGCTCGGCTACGAGGCGGGCGACACCGTCGTCGACCTCTTCCCCGGCTCTGGCTCTGTCAGCGCCGCGATCTCCACGATCTCCGCCTCCTCCGAGGCGGCCGCCGCGCCAAGCCTCACCGGCTGAGCCCGGCCCACTTCACAATACCCCTTCCACCAGGAGCACGCATGACGCAGCAGCAGCAGTACCCGCCGCAGTACCCCCAGGCGCCCCAGCAGGGTCAGCAGCCGTACCCGCCCCAGCAGGGTCAGCAGCCGTACCCGCCCCAGCAGGCCTACCCGCCGGCTCCCGCCCCCGGATACCCGCCCCAGGGCTACCCGCAGCATCAGCATCAGTACCCGGCCCAGGCCCCTGCTCAGGCCCCGACCCAGCCGCTCGCCCAGGGCAACCTCGACGACTACTACGCCCAGCCGAGCGCCTCGACCGGGCCGTCGATCAGCTGGACCAACGCCGACCGTTCGCAGAAGCCGGTGGGGACGTCGTACGCCGGGATCGTCGCTCGCGACGTGACACACGCCGACGTCCAGCAGCAGACCGACTTCAACACCAAGGCGCCGCTGACCTACCGCGACGGGCGCCCGAAGTTCGCGATGAAGGTCCCGCTCAAGGTGCAGCCCAGCCCGGAGTTCCCGGACGGGGAGGCCACCTGGTGGGTCAAGGGCCAGGCTCGCGACGAGCTGGTCCGGGCGATGGCCGAGGCTGGGGCGTACGGTCCGCCGCAGGGTGGCGCCGGCATCGTGATCACGCTGGTCGGTCGCCGCAACAGCGGGGCCGGCCTCAACCCGGCCAACGTCGTGCAGGTTCGGTACCAGCCCCCGGCCGGTGCTGTCCCGCAGGCGCCGGTCCAGCAGCCGGTCCAGTACCAGGAGCAGCCGGCTCAGCACCAGGAGCAGGCGCCCCAGGCGCCGGTTCAGCACCAGGTCCAGGCTCCGCAGCAGGGCTTCCCTCCGGCTGCGCAGCCCGTCCAGCCGCAGGCTCCGGCTCAGCAGGTTCAGCAGTCGGTTGCGGCTCCCGGGCCGACGCCGCCGGCTGACCTGTCCCCGGAGCAGCAGGAGCTGCTGGCGCGGCTCACCGGCGGCCAGGGCTGATCGTGACCACGATCCACGCCGAGCTCACCCCCTGCCACGAGCGCATCGTGCTCGTGGCAGGGGGGCTCGACCCCTACTCCGTCGCGGACGCCGCGCGGTCACTGAAGGCGCTCACCCCGCTGTTCACGAAGTCGGACCCGCCGGGCGCCCTGGTGGTGCCCGCGACGTGGCCGGCCGTCGTGCAGCTGGGCAGCACCTTCGGGGCCGCGTGGCGCCCGGGGCCCGCGCTGACTGCGTGGGTGGCCGACCAGGTGCGTCGCCGTACGACGTCGCAACCGTCGGTCTACACACCGCCGATCGGCTTGACGCCGTACCCCTGGCAGGTCGAGGGCGCCGCGATGATCGCCGCGACCGGGCGGGTACTGATCACCGACGAGCCGGGCACCGGCAAGACGATCACCGCCATCCTCGGACTGGTCGAGTGGGCAGCGGCCCGGCACGTCGAGGGGCCGGTCGTGGTGGTCTGCCCGGCCTCCGTCGTCGACCCGTGGGTCGAGGCCTGGACCGTCTGGGCCCCGCACGTCCGGGCGGTCGCCTGGCGCGGCGAGCCGAAGCGCCGACGTGCGCTGGCCGGCACCGCTGACGTCTACGTGACGAGCTACGAGACCGCGCGCGTCGACGCGCCGACCGTCGGCACCAAGGAGATGCGCGCGCTGATCGACCTCAACCCGGCCGCGGTCGTGATCGACGAGTGCCACCTGATCAAGAACCAGCAGGCGCAGCGCTCCCAGGCGGTACGACGGCTGGCCAAGCGCGCGGCCGCCCAGCACGGCGCGGTCGTCGCGCTGTCCGGCACCCCGATCACCCACCACCCGGGCGACCTGTGGCCCTCGCTGGTCGCGCTCGACCCCGACGCGTGGCCCTCGCGCGAGCGCTGGATCCACCGCTACTGCCAGACCCTGCCCGGCGACTACCGCGAGGAGGTCCTCGGCCTGGAGCCGGCCACCGAGCCGGAGTTCCGGCTGACCCTGCTCGGCCAGCAGCGCCGGGTGGCCAAGGCCGACGTGCTCGAGCAGCTGCCGCCGAAGGTCTACAGCGTCCGCACCGTCGAGCTGCCCGCGAAGTGGCGCAAGGCCTACGACGACATGGAGACCCAGATGCTCGCCGAGCTGCCCGACGGCACCGAGCTCTCGGTGATGGGCGTGCTCGCGCAGCTAACCCGGCTCTCGCAGCTGGCCAGCGCCGCCGCCGACGTGCACACCGAGGTGCTCGACGAGTTCGACCAGTTCGGGCAGCCGAAGGTGCACACCACCGTCACGCTCAAGGCCCCGTCCTGGAAGGTCGACGCGCTGCTCGAGGTGCTCGAGGAGCGCCCCGGCGAGCCGGTCGTGGTCTTCGCGCCGTCACGGCAGCTGATCAAGCTCGCGGGCGAGAAGGCCGCCGAGACCGGGTTGCGGGTCGGCTACGTCTGGGGCGGCCAGTCGATGGCCGAGCGCACCGCCACCGTCGCGGCGTTCCAGGCCGGCGAGCTCGACGTCATCTGCGTGACCACCGGCGCCGGCGGTGTGGGCCTGACGCTCACCGCGGCGCGCACCTGCGTGTTCCTGCAGCGCCCCTGGTCGCTCGTCGAGGCGCTGCAGGCCGAGGACCGCTGCCACCGGATCGGCTCGGAGCGGCACGACTCGATCGAGATCGTCGACATCGTCGCGAAGAACACCATCGACTCCCGCGTCCGCGCCGTACTCCGCGAGCGCGCAGGCCAGCTGGCCGACCTGGTCCAGGACCCCCGCATCGTCGCCGACCTTCTCGGCGGCTCCACCACGCTCAGGAGGGCGTCATGAAGAGGAAGTTCCACGCGGTGTGCCACCTGAAGCGGTGGGAGCCCGAGAAGAAGCTGACGCCCGAGGTGCGTCGCGAGGCGGCAGAGAAGGGCTACGCGCGGAGGTTCAACCGCGACGCGGAGCGCGGCAAGGGGCGGATCGAGATCGGATTCCCGACCTGCACGGGCTTCGAGACCGACGACCGCGCGGCGTTCGAGAGGCACATGGCCGACGTGCACGGTCGGAAGTCCCGGCAGCGCGGCGTGTGGTCGAGCACGCCCTCAGAGCTGCCGTGGGCGACGACGCCGCTCTGGAAGGCGCCCAGGCCCAAGCTGCTGGACCCCGCGGACTGGGCCGGTCGTGACGACGTCCAGCTCGAGCTGCTCGACGAGGACGCGGCG